CGCCGCGAACGGCCCCGCGCGCGCCCCGCGCCGTGTGGGACTGCTGAAAGCAAGATAGCTTTTCATGATCATTGAAAATTGAATATTGAAAGAAACACAAAACACAAAAAGGACCGTCCCGAATGTCTGGAAAACTAGAGGACGGCCCGAAAACCAAAAACAAAAAGTTTTTAGCCCGTCCATTATAGCACGGGCGGAAAGGAAAAAGCAATGGCAAATTATTATAACGAAAAGGTTTTGGCGAAATTTCAGGCGGCGTTAAAAGAGGCAATCAAAGAAGTAAAGGCCGGAACTGTTAACACCGTAACGATTAGCGACAAAAACCGCAAGATGGGCGCGGTCGCGTCGGTTTCCACACTTCCGTTTTTGACATGTCCGGCACGTTGTAAAGATACTTGCGGCGCGATATGTTACGCGGCGAAAATCGCAAACCTTTATCCGGCGGTTCTGAAGTCATACGCAAGAAACACCGCTTTAGCAATGTATAACCCCGTTGCATACTGGAACGGAATAGACAAGGCGGTAAAGAGTGTTCGCTTCTTTAGATTCCATGTATCCGGCGACATTATAAACGGCCGATACTTTGAAAACATGGTCAAGGTAGCAATTAACAATCCACATTGCATGATTCTAGCGTTTACCAAAAGATACGAGATCGTGAGCGCATGGATTAGAAAAAACGGCGCGCTACCTGAAAACCTGAAAATTCTGTTTTCCGCATGGGACAACCTTAAACCGGTGAACCCCTACAATTTGCCCGAAAGTATCGCTTTCGGAAAAGAAGGGCCGGCGGAAAATTGGCTGGTGTGCGGCGGGAACTGTTTCGAATGTGGCTGTCGCGGCGTCGGTTGTTGGACCGCTCAAAACGGCGACACAATCGCATTCAAGAAACATTGATCAAAAGGGGCGGAAAAGCCGCCCCGAAAACAGAAAAGGGGGTTTCTGGCATGAATTACACTATCAGTATTGAAAAGCTTGCGGACACATTAAAAGCCGCAAATGAGGCCGGATATACGCCTATGATTTATATAAACGGTGAATATTACACCGTGAATTTTTCCGAAAATGAAAGGGGTAAAAATGACAAAGAAAAGAAATGATTTTTACTTGAAAGCGCGTCGTTTTTTTCCGCGGAAAGTAGCGTATAAATTGACGGTTTTGGTTATTAGATAAAGGGGGCTATATCATGAAATTTGATTTTTGGTTTAATAACACGCTTGTGGACGTGGTCCGCATAGATTGTTATTTTTATCCGGATAAATGCATTTATAGGGGGAATCTATACGATATTAACAATAAGATTATAGGGGACTTTGTGGTTAATGACAGTTTGATTATTGAAAAGTATTTTCCCGGCATTTTCGGAAATTAAAGGGCCTGAAAAGGGTCCCTTTTTTATTGCCAGGTTCAAGTGTTATACATGATATAGCACTAGCGCAATTTGCGGTTTTTGCGGCATGGTTCCGACATAGGTTATAATATGCCTGTTTTCCGTAAAGTGTCATTTTAGGGATTGACACGCGATCTAACATGGTTTACACTATACCGCAACCAATGAAAGTGATTTATTTTTGCCCGCGTAAAGGGGCGGCCTTTTGTTGACAAGATAGCATTATCGGACATTTTGCGCAAAGCGTCCGGTTTTGTTATCGTGTCCGGCTTGCCTTTTGACGCGGTTTTTTTTGTTGCTGATTTTTTCCGAGTCATTGTTTTTATATAAAGGCCTCCAAAGCTGCGCGCCGCGTCATTTGGTCCGGACTTTTCCGAAGGATCCGCAAAAATGAAAAGAAGTAATAATATCATTGTCATGTTCATTTGGTAAACCAAAACCCAAAGAAAAGAGAAAAGAAAAGAGACAAAGAAAACAGAGAAGAAAAGAACCAAAAGAAGAGAAAAAAAGAAAAAGAGAATAGAAAAGCAGAAAAGAAGTAGTTATATTTTTTTATTTTATTATATCTGTCTCCAGTAGATATATTAAACAGATAGAAAAACACCATATATATTATATATATAATAATAGGGTTTAAGAATGATTTATTCCAGTAAACAGTATTTGATATTACTGGAATGATCATATGTATTCCTGAAAAGAATATTATTGAAAAGGGGGTGAATAATATATTATGCCAAAAGGAAATAGTAAAGCATATCTAAATGTAAAAAACAATCTTATTGATGATTCAGGTTTAACAGTTTCTCCAGAGGATAACAGAAACTATATACAGTTAATACAAGAATCATTTCATGTAAATAAACCCGATTTAAGTAACCAAAATGAAATAGACAATGCTATAAAAGAATACTTTGAAAGATGTTATAAGCATAATGTACGCCCCGGAAATATGGGTGTATATAATGCTTTGGGTTTAACAAGGCAAGAAGTAAATGAAATTATAGGGGGAAGAAGAAAAGCTAATTCTTACCTGATAGACACATTAAAAAAAGTTAAATCAAGTTTGGCTGAATATCGTGAGCTTTTGGGAAGTGAAGGAAAGCTAAATCCAGCAACGTTAATTTTTTGGCAAAAAAACCATGATTCATTCGAGGATGTCCAGCGCGTCGACGTTGCACCGGTTAATAGCGTGACGGCTGAAAAGAGCATAGAAGAATTAAAGGAAATAGTGCAAGAAGATATTCCGATAGATGAATAAATGTTACAACAACGCATTGTTATATTACAAGGTTGTTACAAATAACGTTGTTTTATGCATTATGCATAATATATTGCTTGCTATTTGTGCATATTGTATATCAAGGTATACAACAAACTATGGTTTGTCGTATAGATGAAAAACGAAACGAAAAACGAAACATGACGGCACGAATTGACGCGTGAAAAGACGTTTCGGGAATGATTGCGTGATTCAATATTTTTTCATGCTTATTGTTATTGTTTTGTAGTGGTTTATTGGGAGTGCGGCGGGGGTCTGTACAGCTTCGGTTGCTATAAAAATTACATCATTGCCGATTCCTCTACCCTACTTTTGTGCCACATAATACCATTTAAGAGAGAGTGGACCTTAAATGCAGGGCTTAGAAGATCTTATTAATCTTGGGCATGAAGAATACAATGCCAAATTAATTCTTGAATCTATTAATAAGCATACAGGGGAGCTACATGGATGTAATGAGATTGTAGATATTATATATACAAGCAAATACGAGAAGGACATTACTCTTAAATGTACTTTATGCGGAGAGATATCTCATAAGGTTTTTCGTAATGGTAGAAATAAGTGGAGTGAATTAAAAACCACATGCACCTGCCAGAAGCCTCAAAAATTTCCTAAAATTGAAAAAAGGCACATTGTCAGGAATGACGATCCTTCGTTCATCGGAATGCTGTTTGGGGACCAAGAAGTGACTGGCATTGGATACAAAAAGCATAAAAACAAATCCGGAAGCACAGTTGTTTGGGATACCAAATGTGTGCGGTGCGGAAGAGAGCGTAAAAACAGAATGCCGTCGATTGTTAAAAAGGGGAGCACCTGCGCTTGCCACACGGAGATTGACATCGACTTATGGGAATCACGCAAAGGCGAAAGATACGGCAAACTCGTCATTGACGACTTCGAGCCAAGAACTACAGGGAAGTGCAAAATCATGTATGCGTTATGCACTTGTGATTGCGGTGGTAAGAAGATAACGCAATACTCATCGTTGGTGTTTGGACAAACGAAGAGTTGCGGATGCCTTGAGATCGAAAAAAGAAATGGGCGCATTGAGCCAAGGACACATTCACCACTTTACGCCACCTGGCAAGGAATGAGAAGTAGGTGTAATAGCCCGAATTCGCCAGCGTACAAGGATTATGGTGGTCGTGGAATAAAGGTCTGCGATGAGTGGAATGATTTAACCACTGGTTTCGATGCTTTTGAGAAGTGGGCATTTGATAACGGGTACATCCCGGAGAGTGGTCTTTCCCTTGACAGAATTGACGTGAATGGAAACTATGAGCCATCGAATTGCAGATACACCACAGTTTATGTGCAGACTGTAAACCAAAGAAAACATCAAACGCCGCACGGAAGACAAGCACAATTGTATACGGTGGACGGGGAAGAAAAGACCAAGGCAGAGTGGTGCAAAGAGTATAGCATAAGCACTGTGGCCGTTGATTACAGAATTAAGACACTCGGAATGTCGTTTGAAGAGGCGATAAAGACTCCGAAAAGTCGTGTGGGGAACAAATTCGCCGGAGAGCAGGCAAGGGCCAGGGTGAAAGACGTAAACAAGTGCGAGAGTTACATCGAGGTAAATTTGCTCTTTGCCCTTTTCAGGAACGGCGAGGGATTGCACATTTTGCCACAAGAGAATATCTGTGGATACAGAGTGGATTTCAGGATTGATAAGACAAACATCCTCATCGAGTGTGATGGATACGACAGCCACAAAACCAAAGAGCAGATTATGCACGATTGTCAAAGGGACAGGGTTTTGCAGAGGGAAGGATATGTTGTTTTGAGGTTCACTGGTTCTGAAATCAATAAAGATCCTGATAAATGCGCTATTGAGATAGTTGAAACCGTAAGAACATTGTGCGGAGACATAAATGAGAGTTGGAAGGCCAACGCTGGATAAAAAAGACAGCGAATTGAGATTGAGGTTGAACGACAATATGCGAAGGTGGGTGGAGGCCCGATCGTCACGCATTGGACTATCAATGTCGGAATACATTAGGGAATTGATAAAGGCCGACATGAAGAAACGTGGTTCTTAAAAAATTCCTAAAAACAAAAAAGGTTCATACACACGGCAGTGGCGGAACAGGTAAACGCGGAGACGTATTCTCTGGTTGTCTGCTGTGCGGACCCCTGCGAGGTGCAAATCCTCGCCTGCCGTCGGCGGCTGGCCCTCCTTCCAAATTCGTTCATCGGGTTGGCCGCTACTCCCTGAAAAAATTCCGAAAAAACAAAAAGGGGCAATAAGATGTTGGAGATACTGTTGATCACGGTTGACCTGTTCTGGGCATTGATGATGATAGTTGTCATCGGGCATGTCAGGACGAATGACAGTGCAGTGTTAGCCGGAATAACGTCGATTCTGATGGCGTTAAATGCCATGTACATGGTTTTCACCTGAAGGAGGGCAAGATGGAGAAATTGAAATTATCGGCACCGTGGGAAATTTTCTTTTCGGAAATCGAGGAACTGTTCTGCCGGGACCCAGAGGTTGATCTTAAGATTGACCATGACGCGAAAACGATTCAGCTTTTTGTTGCGAACAGCTCGAAGGCGGATGCCCTGGCGAAGATTCTGCCGGAGAAGAAGGCTTTCGGCGACATCGATGTGAAGATTGAGGTTGTGCCGGCGAATGATGATGACGATCCGATTTCGCTTTTTGAGAGAGCGTTCTGGGGCAATCCGGCATTCGAGTATGCGATCCATGAAGGTGAGGGCGGAGGATTTGAGGCGACATATGTTGTCTTCGAG